TCTTCACCAAGCATAGGAGATGAATGTACCTTCGTTGATTATGCAGGAACATTTGATTCAAATAACCTAACTGTTGGAAGAAATTCAGAACCGATTCAAGGCGCAGCAGCAGACTTAACCGTTGCTGTTGAACGTGCCGCTTTTACCTTAGTTTATGTAGATGATACACAAGGCTGGCTATTGAAGGATAAATAATGACTACTTATAAAGCTATACAGGGCTATACAGTTGAAACATTAGGATCGGACCCATCTGCCACAGCGGATAATGAAGGAAAAGTTTGGTATAATACTGCTAGCAATGTTTGGAAAGTAATGGCAACTGATAATGGTAGCTATACAGTTAAAACGATAACAACAAGTTAAAGAGGAAACTATGGCAAACATATATTGTACAGCGACTAATACAGGAAAAGGATTCTTTACGAATCAAGATCGTAATGATTTCTATTTGTCCGGCCGCCATGGCGATGTTTGGGTTGTTGGTGATAACGCAAAAGGTGCAGCATGGGTAAGTAGAAACTCAGGTACATCTAAAACAAAAGCAGAAGCTCAAGCAATTGTTGACGAGAAAATTGAAGAAGCTAAAGTAGTTTACGATGCGGAAACTGCAGAGCATCCAGAAAATCCATTGCATTTAAAAGATACGAAAAGTGCAATCGATCATACCAGACCCGCAAAATATATATTACCATAGGAATTAACAATGGCTGATTATACAGGNATNAAAGGTTATAAAGTTCGGAGCTTAGCATCTGATCCTTCTCCTGTAAGCNTAGGACAGGTGTGGTACGATAATGCCACAGAGGATTTAAAATATACGGCTCAAACTACAGCATGGTCTTCTGGAGGAGCTACGAATACACCAAGAAGTGCTGGAGCAGGCTTCGGAGCTTTGGCAGCCGCTCAGGGTTTCGGGGGAGCAACAACTAATCCAACAACCTATACGGGTAATACTGAACAATATGATGGTACTAGCTGGACTGAAGTTAATAATATGCTAACACCACGGCAATTGGGAGGAGCATCTGGAACTCAAACTGCAGGTATAGCAATTGCAGGTTATAATGGTTCACACTTGGGGAACTGCGAAAGCTGGGATGGAACTTCATGGACTGAAGTTAATAATTTACTCATCGCAAGAGCAAGCCCGGCTGCTGTAGGAACAGTAGCTACTGCCGCTTTGGCAGTGGGTGGACCTTATGGTCTTACTCCGGATTCAAGAACAGAACAATGGGACGGAACTTGTTGGTCAGAAGTTGCAGATCTTGCAGTGGGTAGAAATTGCGCCAAACAAGCGTGTGGAACAACAAGTGCAGGTCTTGTTTTTGCAGGAGATAATTACCCGGCTTCTCCTCGAGATACCAAGCACTGCGAAGAATGGAATGGTTCAGCATGGACAACAAGTAATGATACTATTAACGCTCGTAGGGACGGGGGCGGAGTAGGCATTCAAACAGCAGCTGTTGGTTTCGGAGGAAATAGTGACACGGCAAATCCTGTACCTAATTCAGAAGAATATGATGGTACCAGTTGGGCAAATACGGCCAACAGTCCAGCTAATCCTCATTTAAATATTTTTGTTAACAGCGGCGGAGTATCCACTGCAGCTTTACAATGTACGGGCGCACTCACCAATGTTGTTGAAGAATATGCTCTTGGACCTGCCACTAAAACGGTGACGGTGAGCTAATGGCAACTTATATAACAGTAAAAGGAATTTCAATAGAGGTAGTTGCGTCTGATCCGTCAAATCCTACCGAAGGACAAATATGGTATAATACAACAACAAATACTATCAGGGGACAAAACAACTCGGGGGTCGTAACCTTTACAGCTTCATAAAATTAATATACAACAAAGAAAGAATGAATAAAGAAAAAAGAAATATTGAATCCCGCGCTAGTAACGAAGTTAAACACCTTATGGTTTTACTTGATAGATCTCAGGCTTCTGAATTTAAAAAGATGGTTCCTGAACTTCAGGATACCTGGGTCAAGAAACAAATGTTTAGAACAGAAACCGAAATGCGTTTCTCGGTTCTATCGGATAATAAGTATGGAACCAATGCTGCAAAGTACTGGCAATCCGTACGGGAACAGAATTCTAATTTTGAAAGCCTCATGCATCTTTCTTTTGAGTATCGAAAGAATGATGTGGAGATTGAAAAATTAGAACACAAAAGTATAGACCCTAATGAAGATAAATTTGAAAAGAAACTCGCTAAGATTGAATTGGAAGAAAAACTTTTTGGGCGAGCGAACATGGAACTCGTAGCCAAAGCAAGGATGAGAGAAATTTCAACCTGGTCTAAACTCAAGAAAGAATTTCATGATGGCAGCTTTGATGATCAAGATGTAAACACTCACCAGGCGGAATCATACACGCATCAACTCGAACAGAAGCGATTAACTTTAACTCAAGGATCTTCACAACCTGAAGTGTTTAATATACTGGGTCAAATTGAAACTTTAAAACGTGTTAGAAAATCAGGAGAACTGAAGTATGAAGGTGCCGCTCGAAAAAGTATTTCTAAGAAACAAAAACGTTGAAGCAGCTCCCTGGAACCAAAGGGAAAGTGCGTTTTATAAAAAAGTAAGAGACTCGATGAAAAAAAAAGGAATGATCAATCCTTTACTGTGTATCCAAGAAGGAGATCGTTATAAATGTTGTATTGGCAACAATCGTTTTCTCGCAGCCCATGAATTAGGTATTAAAGAAGTTCCTGTTAAAGTTATTACGAGTGAAGTTCCGAATGACATGATGAAAGAAACTATGAAATATATTCCTACGGAAGTAGAAGGTCTCCCCTCTCGAGCAAGAGAATATGAAAAAAATAAATGAAATTTGAGTTTGTATTCCTTGGACAATCAATTTTAAGATATCCTGTACCTCTTGAAGTCTTTGTTGGACTCAATGAGCTTTACGAAACGAAGAAGAAACATCTACCCAATGCCAACAAGCAACTGGCCGGAAAGATTCCTGATGAAGTATCTTTGTTCTATGCAGGACCTACGAACAAAAAAATGCACATGCATGATCATGTTCCGGAGGATATAAAGAAATGGCTCTATTCTATTTTTGATCATTATTTAAAATGGAATAAAATTTATGAATATAGAATGGATATTAATTCAATCTGGGTTAATGAAATGAAAGCAGGTGACTATAATCCCATACATATTCATCAGGGCAAAATTTATACAGGACTTTCTTCAGTGATGGTTATGAAGCTTCCTAAAGACATGGGACCTGAGATCACACGGCCTGATGTACCGACGAATGGACAATTACAAATGATGGGCGCAGCGTCAGGACAATTTGTAACTGCCGATTACTCTCCTAAAATGAGGATTGGAGATTTTTATGTTTTTCCTTATGATGTAAGACATGTTGTTTACCCTTTCACCAATAAAAAAGCAAAAAGAAGAACACTCGTTTGTAATTGTGATGTAAATTATAATCCAGTTAGATCAAGGACAGCTGAATGATTTACGAACCTAAATGGAAATCTTTACTGGCTAATACGATAGAACCTATCTTTACCCCTCAACAGTGTCAGGATATTATTAATATAGGTCATCAACAAAAAACTGAAGGAGCTCAAATAGGAACTACTAAAAGAGACACATCATATGATATTAAACAACGGATCACCACCATCAGCTGGATTCCTTTTAAAGCCATGCCGGACATGTATAGAATTATTGAACGTACCATGAAACAAGTGAATGGCAATCATTTTGGTTATGAGGGTATGCAGATTACCGAAGTCGCTCAATTTACCCAATATCCTAAAGGAGGGTTTTATGACTGGCATATGGATGCTGACGTAACTTGTCTGTTTGAACCTCCGGTTAGAAAAATATCCATGACTATTTTACTTTCTCCGCAGGAGGAATTTAAAGGAGGGGATTTAGAATTTATGAGTGAAGGTAATAAACCTCCTCAACTTTTGCAAGGGCAAGCTATTTTTTTCTGTAGTCTCATTCGTCATCGTGTGGCTAAAGTCAAGAAAGGAATTAGACAATCCTTGGTGATGTGGTTTGGAGGACCTCCCTTTAAATGAACCGTGAAATTTTATTCCCGACTCCTATCTATTTTAAAATGGTTAAGGATGTTCAAAAAATGAATAAGTATTTATTTCCCTTGATTAAAGCCTGGAGTAAAAAAGA